CTCAGAATGCCGTATACTGCTTTGCCTGCGTTCATTTCTTTGTCTTCTTTGCCGCCTTGCGTGCCGCCTTGCGAATTTGGAACTCGTACTTCTTGCGCATCTGCGTGAATGCTTCCTGGCGCTTATTGCGAATCGACCGCTCAAAGACTCCAACGTTTCGGTTGTTGCCTTTGATGTATTGGTCATCACCTTCTACGATGTTGGCAAACCAGCCGTCACGTGTGTAGTGCTGGCGTGCGCCTACCTTGGGACCGACCCAGAATGTGCTGAATCGCTTGTCAATCTGCCAGACGCGGATTGACCTGCGCAGCGTTCCTGGTTGGATGTCGTCGCGCTCCTTTGGCTCATTGCCTCCGCGTCGTATGCGGATGGTCTGCTTGGCGTCTTTAATGTTGTTCAACATCTCTTTCTTGTAGATGTTGCCAACGGATCGGTGGATGCGCGTTTGTATTGCTGGGTCTTTCACCTGCTTGCGCAATTCCTCCAACTGCTTCAGCAGCGGCTGAATATCTGCACCAATGCCTTCGAAGCCTACGCTGCCTCCTTTCTGTTCTAAGCTGCCACGTGCCATCAGGTGCCGCTGATTTGACAAAGCAGCACGAGCTGGTCCTGGCGGCCAATCTCCTCGATGCCTTGGATGTTGTAATACTTCGAGTTGTACAGCACGCGGTCGTCAGCCTTGATGCCTCGGCTGTCGCTGCTGCTGCGAATCTTAAAGCGCACGCGCTGCACGGGCATGTCTTGGTTGGTGGTGATGCGCTCCGTCATGCCTTCGCCCGTCTTCATAAGTTCGGCCCATACGGTCAGCAAGGTGCTCCACGTCTGCACGCGCTCGCCGTAGCTGTTCGTGCTCGTGGTGTACCTCTCCACCGTTATGCGTCGGTCGCTGTTGCCTATCCTCATCGGTCAGAAATTACGCGATACGGATTGAGCAAGCTGTGGATGAGGTTAGGTACCTCGCTCGAGATGGTGCCGATCACCACGATGTTGCGGTTCTCGTAGAAGTGTGCCACGAGCAGCTTGACGGCATGCACCAAACCGTCAGGCACCTCGGCCTCCAGGTACCCGAGTTCCATAGTTACCTGCACGCCGTTGCTGGTATCTGGATGCACAGCAGGCGGTGAGATAGTCGTAATCCGTGCAGGCTTGCGCTTCAGGTCGGTGTAGTAGTTATCCGTGCTCAAGGTGAGCGTCGTGGTCGGCGTGTTGTTGTACACGATGCTGGTAATGCTGCGCACAGGACCCACGGGAATCTCCCACGTGCCGTGGAAGTTGTCCAGGTACATGATGGCCGTGACGTCGCCAAGCTGGAGGTTGCAGTAGTTCTGCACGTACTCGATGGCTGCGCTGCGTAGCGCACCAATGAGCGTATCCTCGTCGCTGTGGTCTACGCGCAGGAACGTCTTTAGGTCGGCGGTGCTGACAATGCTGGCCTCGTCAGCTGGGTCAACTATCTCAAGGTTGTAGTACATGGCTGCAAGATAAAAAAAAGGCCCCGCATGGTCGCGAGGCCTTTCCAATCATCAATCAATCAATCATCAAGAGTCAGCGCCCAAGATGTTTGCAGAAGAGAATGGCAATGCACCCAAGCTGCCTGCGCGTCGAACCTTCGCGTCGAAGAAGGTGTCAACTACGACCTTCACGTTTCCTGCAGAGATACCAGAGTATGGGTCTACAGTTACGTCCAAGCCGCCCCAGTTAGCGTAGAACAAATCAGACCAGTCTCCGTAGTAAACGAAGCGCAAAGCGTCCCAGCCAGTAGCCGCACCCAATGCAACGTCTGCGCCGCCTTCAATCAACTGCGATGCGTAAACGGCACCAGCGTCGATAGATGGAACAGAGCCGCTTGAGAGCACGTTGTAGCCAAAGATTTGGCCGTTCTCAACCAATGAGCTTACAGCGCTTACGTTGGCGAGGCCCATCAAGTAAGCCATGCTCGTTGGGTGACAAACGAAAGCAGTGTTGTTCTCTGCGCCGTTTGCAGTGATTTCCGCCCACAAGTCGCGGATGTCTGCTGCTGTAGTTGCAAGCATGTCATTGGTGCCTGTCTCAGTAGCCAATACAACCGTACCAGTTCCACCAGCCAAAGCAGTAGAGCCTCCTGTGCCGTGGATGCTGTTGAGTGCAATTTTGTCCTGGACGATTGCGATAGCTCGGCCAAAGTCAGCGGCGATGACTGACGCCATGTTGCCGTTGGTTTGGTTGATAGCTTCCTTGGTCACAATCATCTGCTGAGCGATGCGCTGTGGTGACAAAGTCTGCTGACCCATTGAGCCAGTGTTGCCAGTGATAGAAGCGCCTTCTGCTGGCTCCTCCGCTGCGTCCGTTGGCAAAGATGGCATCTTGATGTCACCTACGAAGCCATTGAGCTGAGTCGCTCCAGTAGCTGCGAGCAAAGAGTTTGAACGCAAAGCGCCAACCAAAGCAGTTACCTCAGTAGCTACAGTAGTGACCGCGTCATTTACGCCTGACTGACCTGAGTCAACGCCGTAGACGTTACGAGCCTCAATCATCATAGACTGAGGAATTGAGAAATCACCACGCAAGCCGAGGCCCAAAGCGCTTGCCTCTTTGCGTGCTTCTTGCATCACTTCCTTTTCGAGGCCAGTCACGCCGCCGTGAGCAGCTTCGCGCAAAGCCTTACCAAAGTCAAACTTGGCGTTCGCCTTGATTGCCTCTTTGTCGCTTCGTACAACCGCATCGGCTGCAACGGCACGAGCCTTGAGGCGCTGTTCGTTTTTTGCGAGAGCGTCGCGCTGCTGTTCAGCGGCTTCGAGCTTCGCGTGGATTCCTTGCGTCTCTTCCAATTCTTCAGAAGTCAACGCGCGCTCCTCGCTTTCTGCGAGAGCGTTGATGTTCGCCAACTTGTCCTCCAACTGAGAGACGTAGCGGGCCGCATCATTAGAGTTGCGAAAGTTCATAATCTTTATCTGTTTTGCGGTCTTCTCCGCTGTTTGCTCAAAGGTACGCTTTTCCTGCTTTTCAGGTTGCGCCTCTGAAATCGTTTGAGTTTCTTCTACTGGCTCAGACTTCTGCATGGCCATCTGTCGCGCTGCCACGGTCGTGGTAGGATACGCTGGATAAGTGACTGGTGAGACGTCGAGCAGTCGCGCCATCTTAAGCACCTTGCGCACGCTGCGGTCCTCGCTCCATTCCTGCTCGGCAATCGTAAACGCAAAGCTGGACTGCGTGATGTCGCCTCGCTTGATGAGCTTGTACAGGTCGCGACCGTCCTGCGTGTCGGCCAACGCAGCGCGATACTTGAGGCCCGTCTCGTCGATGCTCAGCTCCAGCGTGCCGTTCGTGGTGCGAGCCATCGGTGCGCCTTCGTGATTCAGCAGCAGCCGCACGTCGTCCTCCATGACGTCGTCAAAAGCGCCGCGTGCGATTTCTTCCTTAAAATATCCGAGGTCGGTGCGCTGCTCGAAATTGGCAGCGTAGCCTTCGATGACCAGCGAGTCGTCGCCTGCTGCGCGGACCTCCGCCGTACGCAGCTCTACATTGTCTCCGTATTTATTGCGCAGCTCCTCGACGTGCGCGTTGTCTTTAGTTTCCATTACTACTCAATTTAGTGCTGTACTCGTCCAACTTGTCCAGCGTGATCTGGTTTACTTGGACCATATGCGCTGAGCCGCCAGGCACATCGTTCAGCTGTTCGCTGCGGCGTGCCTCATTGATGCTCATGATTCCGCCTTTGACCAGCGTGTCGTAATACTGTGCGCGGCTGACGCTGTCGCCTCGCAAAAGGTCTGCGAGGTCGAACCGCGTGAAATGCGTGAGGCGTTCGTCAGGTGCTATGAGCTTGCAGTTCATTTCCTGCTCCAGGCGACGCGTCCACGGCACCACCGTATACTTGGCAAACTGGATAGCCTGCTGCTCCGTATTGCTGTACGTCACATTTGACTGCACGCCTACGAGGCTCGGCGGCACGCCAAAGATACGGCAAATCTCTTGGTTGAGAAAATCGCGCTGCTCCGTGAGGCTGGCGTTCTCTGGGTCGACGGCTATGCGGTCGTAACGAAATCCGAAAGGCAGCAGCTTCGTGCCGAGCTGGTCGCCGCTGTTGTTCCAGCTGTCCTTGATAATATCAATCTGCTCCTTCTTCAACGGTTCGTTGCTGGACAAGATGCCCGTCATGTTGCCCGAACTGCCAAAGAATTCTGCAGCGAAATCCTGCGCGGCCTTAGCAAGGCCTAACATCTCGCGGTGCAATTCGATAGGACTCTGACCGTACAGGTTCGTGACGCGCAGCATATCCGCATGCATATACACGCCGCGGTCCTTCACCTCGTACATCAGCTCACCGTCCACCATCTTTTCCTTGACGCTCTTTGGATTGACCAGGCGCAGCTCGTATGGGTCGCCGTTAGGCAGGCGTTCGATGATAGCATACGCCTTGCCGTAGATCAGGATGTTGGCCACGTAGGTCTCCCAGAAATCGTAAGCCGTAAAGCCTTGCTCTGGCTCTACGCTGATAAGGTCCTGGATGGTATGGCCAACGCTAATTTGTACGCCGTTTTCCGTGCGACGCATCACGTCGAGATGGAGCTGAGCAATCGTGCTGCTTATGCGCTGGACGCATGCGTACACAGTGCTCAGGCCCATAGCTGACTCCGTATCCACGTAGGCGCCTGCTCGCGTGCTGATGCCACGCAGGTGCGACGCGAAAGAATGGTGACCAGTGTACGCTACTTGGTAGCCGTCACGCTGAAAGATTCTTTGAAACCAGTTAGCCATTGCGCGCAAGTTACGAAAGGTTGATAATCTCGAAATAGCCTTCTTCTTCCGCTGGCGATTTCATGTGTTCGCCGATGCCCATAATCATAGCCACGATTGGGTCAATCTTTCCGCCGCTCTTTTGCTTGTCCGCCTTTATGTTTCCTGCTGGGTCCATCTTCAGCTCCACGTTGCCGAGCGCCCAGCGCAGCACTGGGTCGCCGTCGTGCCACAGCTTGCCCGTCCGTACCAGCACCTCGAGCTGCTTGGTCGGTGAACTCATCGACACGAAGCCTTGACCGAACGGCACCAAAGGCACGCCGTCATCCACGAGGTCGATGGCAATCTGCGTGGAGTTGTACCTATCAAAGGCAATCTTCTGCACCTGGTACCTGTGCATGAGGCTCGTCTCTTCAACTACCTGACCTTCAGGTTTGTTCATGACGCCGCTCACCAAGCGCCTGATGCTCGCGTAGTCGGTCACGTTGCCGTCAGTGAGGTGTACGTTGGGCAGGTCAAGAAAGGTGCGATAGATGTGCGACGGGTCGCGATCAAGTACCTGGTCGACAGTATCGGCTGGCAGGAAGTAGTGGCCGCGCACGTGGTAGCCGCCGCCGTCAGGATAGACCATGACCAGCGCCGTCATATCGCTGACGCTTGCAAGGTCGAGGCCGCCCCAGCATTTGAGGCCGTCAAGCTGGGCGTCGCGCTTATTGCGCATCCATACCTCGTCTTGTATCCAGGTCTTTGATGCAGTGACCCATTTGTTGAGATGCTTCGTCTTGAACTCTACCTCGCGCGAGCCGCCTAAGTTGATGGCCTGCTGCAGCTGGCTGTCCAGCAGCTGGCCACGCAGCGCCGTACCGAGCGACGGGTTCGCCTTAATCCACGTACTGCTGTCGGTCCAGTCGTCATCGTCGTCCAGTTCGTAGATGATGGCAAACTGCGCGTCATCGTGCTTGATGCCGTCCAAGATTTCTTTGCACGTCTTCTGCAGCTCGTAGCATGGTGACTCGCGGTTGAAGCCCGCCGTTGTGATGGTAAGGTGCAGCGGATTCCTACGCGCCTGCATACCCGAGCGCAGCACGTTGGCCACGCCGTCGGTCTGGTGTGCGTGGTATTCGTCGATGCCTGCGAAGTGGACGTTTAATCCGTCGAGCGTGTCGCGCTCCGAACTCAGGTACGTGCACCGCGCCGAAAGCGTCGGCGCTTTGATGTCGTGCTTGCCTGCTTTGAGGTGCTTCCTAAGCGGCGGCGAAATCGTGACCATTCTCTGCGCCTCGTCGAATCCAATCTTAGCTTGGTCCTTCTTAGTTGCTGCAAAGTAAACTTCAGCAGCTTTCTCCTGATCAAAGAATAAAGCAGCGAGCGCAGCGCCCGCCATAAGAGTGGTCTTGCCATTTTTGCGAGCAACCGTGATATAAGCATAATTGAAGCGTCTTGTGCCGTCCTCTCGAAACCAGCC